CCGGCGGCAGGTGCTGCAAGAGAACACCTGGATGTTCTCCAGGCACTGGGTCAGCGAGGACGGGCAGGAAGTGTCCCGCCGCACGGTCGAGTCCTGGGAGCAGGGTCTGCGTCGGCCACCGCTCTACATCCGGCAGCACATGAGCACGGTGCTCTACCGGCTCAGGAACCGGCACGGAATGGCGATCACGATGCCGGGTGAGACGCAACGCGAGTAAACGCGAGGACACGCGAGGAAACACGAGGAAACACGAGGAAACACGCTACTACACGCTGTGGTCGCCGAAAAGTCGGGCGAAAAATCGAGTATCTAATCTGTACAGAATGCGCCTGCATTGTAGCGATTACGTATTCCGGCAGACATGTCGCCGAAAAGTCGGCGAAGGTTGCCGAAAAGTCGGCAGACATTTCGACTGAAAACAAGGGCAAATTGGCGGGTTTCTTTTTTCGGCAGACTTTTCGCCGAAAAGTAGGCGAAAGTCGAAGAAGCCTGCCCCGCCCTGATTCTGGCATATGACCTATTTAGGTCAATCGACCCATGCGCCCTGCCTGGGTGAGAGTTTGACAACGCTGTGCCACTCGTGGTAAGCTAGACAACACTCGGGGATGAGCATGTCCTGTCGAGTTACCGGGGGAACAACGCAATGGGAAGAGACAGCAACGCACTAGAGCGACCGTCGCACTTCAGCATCGTGCAGCCGGATTCGTATGACCGCGCCTACGGACAGATGGATGGCTTTCCAAAGACGCGACCCAGCACGATCACGACATCGAACACCTTGGGTGTTGGCGGGGTGAGGTCGTACATCGTGGAGACGTTTAGGCCACCAGAGATGGGCGACAGCGTATTCATCCAGATCACAGGGCCGGAGGGTCTGGTGCGGGTCAATCTGCCAGCCGAGGTGACAGCGGTAATCGCCAGACAGCGTGACGCCTTGACGCATCGGTCACGCTCTCGGGCTGGGAAGGCGAGGGCAGAGGCAGACAAGGCGGCTGGCATCCAGCCCGGCTTCATGCGCGGCGGGAAGCGAACGAAGCGTACGTAGCTAGAGTGTCGGGCCGGATGGGAGGGCGTCCCTCGGGGCGTCCTCCACCGCCGCGCCCTATTCGCTAGGCCGTGGCAGGACGTGGACTGGCGTCGAGGTGATCGCCCGCAGCGCGACGTTGATGATGCCCAGCACCAGCGTGACGGTGCCGGGAGGGAGCGGCAGGATGCCGATCAGGTCTGCCGCCGGGGTCAGGATGTTGACCCAGAACATGCGTGACTTCCAGATACCTTTACTCATCTGTGCATTCTCCATGACCGAGATGATCGGTTTCACTTTGCTCCAGAGACGGAGCGCCCCAAAGATGTTCATACGGGTGACCCAGAGACAGGCAGCTCTAGCGGCTCTACGATCTCGAAGTGGCCCATGTCCCGCTGCGTCCACCGGCCACCCCACCGCAGCCCCATCGCTTCGCCTATGGCACCGACTTTCTGCCAGATGGGGTCACCAGCGTCCCACAGGAGCTTGTCAGCCCCGTGCGCGTCGAAGACGGAGTAAGGCACGATGTCGATAGCGAGGCCGTCCTGATGGCGGCTCCTGACGACCCAGGATACCTTCCTGGCGAGGTTGACGGCCTGTTCGGCGTCTGTGCGGAGCGTATCGACGACGAGGACCGGGATACCGGCCTCCACGCAGCGTGCGAGTAGCTCAAAGGCGACCGGGCGAAACGAGGGCGCGAGGTCGTCCAGGGCGCGGCTCATGGGAAGAAGCCGAGTAATTTAGCGGCGGCGGCAAGACCCCCAACCGCCGCCGCTGACGCGCCTCCCGCAATGAGGCTCGCTCGATGTGGACTGCGGTCCTCCAGCACCGCGAGCCTTGTCTCGACCTTGGCTGCGCGGCCATTCGCGGCTCGCTGCAACACCACCAGTTCTTCCATGCGGTCACGGATCGGCACGAAGTGGGCCAGGAACTCATCTCTTGTCAGGATGTCAGGCATGGTCTTAATAGGGCAACGGGTCGATGACAAAAGGCGGCGTCGGCCAGACAATCGCGTAGGGGTCTGCCTGCACTTGCGGCACCTGCCGAAGGGCGGTGCGATACGTCCGCCACGCAAGCGCATCCGCGTCGGAGAGCGGGGAGTCTGTGGCTTGCGTCCAGTCGCAGGCGTAGAGCAATGTGTCGCGCTCCGTGCGGACGACATACCACTGCTGCGCCGTGTTTGCCGCGTCCGTGTCAAAGGCCACAAAGACGGGTGCCGCCGCACCCATCATCGACTCTGGCTGCACACGCCACGTTGCCTTATCGGTTGCGTCTCCGATAGAGACGCCATCTGGATAGACGCCTGCGCTTCGGAGCGCCGCCAAGACCTGGCCCGGTAGCACCATGTTCATCGTCATTCGTTCAGCACTCCCAAGATCCGACCATGCCGCTGTGGCGACCGTCACTGCCAGCGTTGCCGTAAAAATACGTGGTCCCGGTGGCGTCAGAGTTCTCAACCCAGGCGTAGAAGTGTCTCCCGACGGCTGGAGTGCGTCGTACGATGAACAGACCTGCGCCTTGTTCGCCTCCGCCTGTGTACGGCATCACCCAACCGAGTGGGTTCGTGGTTTGGAGGTTAAAGGCGTCTGTGGCATCCTCGGCAATCTCCACCGTGCGTCGAACTCCCGCAGATGCATTAAGGCCTTGCACGTAGAGTTGTAGCTCGAGCACACCCTCTGACACTCCGACCATCACATCAACCTGATTCGCCGTTGACCCGTTCGCTTGCCGCTTCGTGGTGAGGGTATAGGTCCAGCTCGCCGTCGTCTCTATTCGGCGGAGGCACTTTTTCACGCGGTGATAGTAGTTCTGGAGATACCGCTTCACCTCACTATCGTCCGTCTGCCCGCCGCTCGCATTGATATAGACCGTGCCCACATACCGTCGCGTTGTCGCGCCAGACTTGACCAACACGCCGTCTTGATATGCCAAGGCCGTGGCGCGAGTCGTGGTATTCGTCCAGATTAGTGTTTCGACCGTCGCCGTGCCGGAGTTGTCGTAGATGAAGATGTCGTAGGGCTTCGAGGCGGTGAACCCAGACAGGCTAATCGTGATCTGGGTAAACACGACATTCGTCCACGCCGACGACCCGTCGTAGAGGGAGATGGTGTTGCCCACGTAGGGCGTGTAGTAGACACTCGTCGCTCCCGCAACATCTGCCGTCGTGACGGGCGTCCCGCTCGTGAGCGTGAGTCGGCCCTGGGCGAGGGCACTCGCCGCCGGTGCGGTGCTGCCCCACACCGTGCCATTGCTGGTCATCAGGTTGCCCGATGTCCCAGGCGCGAGGAGCGTGACATCAGAGGTTCCCGCCCCGAGCATGACGGTGTTCGCCGTGATCGCCGCGATGCCCGTGCCGCCAGATGCCACCGGCAGCGGGGTCGAGAGCGTCATCGCCGCAGCCCCGATGGTGCCGGTCAGTGTCGGGCTGGCGCTCATCACGACGTTGCCGGTACCGGTGATGGCGTTGCTCACTAGCCCCTTGCTACCATCGCTGAACACCGCCACGCTCGCGGTCAGCGTAGACAGCGTCGCGACTCCCGTGACGCCCAGCGTGCCGCCCACGACCGCGTTCCGCGTAAAGAACCCGTCGCGTGGGCGCGAGGCCGCGACCTTCCCGATATCGTAGGTATTGTCGGTGAAGAGCAGGTCTTGCGTGATGGGGTTCGGGATCGCTGCGACGACCGCCGCCGTGGCTGCCAAGATGAGCGTCGAGGTCGTGTCTGCCACGCCCACGACCCTAGAGTTCGTCGGGGCCGAGGTCACAATGGCCCCCGGTGTCGCGCCGATGTAATAGGTGCTGCCGACCACTACTGAGGAGGCCGTCGTCGCCAGCCCTGCCAGCCGGATCGTGCCAGCCGCATTGATCGCGATGGCGCTGACGACCATGCCAATCGACTGTGGGAGCGTCGAGGTCGGCGTGGCATCCGAGTCGGTGAGATACCACAGGCCAGCGGTGAGGGGTGAGCCTTCGCCAGCCGAGGACAGATAGACGACCTGCCCAGCCGTAACCGCCTGACCCACCGTGCCTTCAATGTCCAGGTTGACCGCGCTCCCCGGCACCGCCAATACATTGTCTTGCTCGCGGATCAGCACATCGCCAGAGGTCTTGTAGATAAACTTGTAGTTGCCGCCTGCCGACAGATAGGCCGTGTAGCGCCCCGCGCTATCCGCGACGATGGGGTTTGCGTTCGCCACATCGACAGCAGCGGTGGTGTAGGTCGCCGAGGCCGTGGTCGTTCCGGCGAGGTAGGTGTAGATCTTAGCCCCAGCGACGGCAACGCCCGTCGCATCGAGTACGACCTGGAATGGGGTAGGTGTGAGTGTGCCTGCCATAAAGTCCTATGTTCTACAAGAAACGGGCATGAGATGCTATCGAGCGAGTACGTCTGCCATTGACCCAGACTCCGAAGATTGACGCTGCCGTCGTTTGTCACTAATTAGATCGGATATGCTCCCGGCCACGCGTACTGTCGGAAGCAGGTCGCGCATGGTCTTGAGCCGACTCTCTGATTGTTGTCTATCATGACTTGGAAGCATCGACACACCAGTGCCGATAGCCGTAGGAGCCATAATCGTATCCAACGCTATTGGGATTGCTGTTTGTGAACGTCTAATCCAATCTTTCAATACTTGTAACGCAGTTCTCGACTCCTCGGCAGGTGCATTCACCGAAGTCATTAACGACTTGAACAAGGCTGGGTCTTTCATCGCGTCTACGAGGAGATTGTCGCTATGACGATTCAGGTAACGAGCCATGCCGCGCTCTGCTAGACCGGCAGCCTTTGCCGTTGTCTGTAGTGTTGCCCCAGTGCCTTGCGCGGCATACGCGCCACTGCGAGCGCCCAGGAACCTCGCCAGGAATGTAAGCGTAGACTGCACGCGCTCGATACCCACCGGGAGCGGTGTATGGTCGCCAGGGATCGTCGGGTCTAGTTTCCCAGACGCCCTCTGGGCATTCCTAAGATTTCTCGCGATCGTATCAAGCCTGCCCATCTCTGCGTCTGAGAAGAGTTCGGAGAAGACGCGACGTGTCTTGTCCTGATTCAGGAGTCCCAGTAATCTCTTCCCGCTAATGACTCGATTGCCAGCTTCGTCTACTGTCGTCCCAGGATGTAAGGCATACTCCATCACCCCGGCCCTGAACTCCTCCATGTCCTTCGCTGCGACACGCTTAATCTCACCGGCGGGGGTGGATGACTCCATAGCGCGTGCGATGGTGGGTCGTAACTTTATGAGTCTCTCGCCCCGTTCCAGGGCACTTACGGAAGCCTCTAGTCGCTGCTGCAACCCTGGATGTCGCCCCAAGAGTTGCGCGTTGTTCCGCATGAAGGCGCTTGCCCCAGCGGCAGAGTAACTGCCACCTGCCCCAGGCCGTGCAGCCGCGAGGAGCCGTTGCTCTAGATACGCTTCAATGGCATCCGTCGCTCCAGCGGTATCGCGACCTCCGAATCCGACGGCTGCACGTAACTCGTCATCTCTCACAGCCGCCTGTGCATTGCCTCGACCGCGAAGGGCCACTTCGAGTATCTCAGTCGGGGCGACTCGTTGCTCTCCGGTCGGAGCGTAGCCCAAGAGATTCCCGACTTCTCCCTGCCGAAATGCTGTATTTAACGCCTTGGTATACTCTCTCGCCGCTTGTAACTGCGGAGCCACCGATGTGGGACTATCAGCCGATCCCAGCAAAGACTCCCAGGCAGCATCGCCAAGTCTTCCAGCAATACGTGCGCGATTGCCGTCGCCAGCGGCTCTCGCGGCTCGCTGTATTTCTCGCATCTTCGAGGCGAACCCATGTATCTCTCGCAGCGATTCGCTTTCCGCAAAGAGTCGCGTGGGTCCATCCGTTGCACTCGATACCAATTCTCCCTGGTCGCCGAGCACTAAGGCATCGCTCGGCATCTCGCTCGTGCTCAGAAGATCCCTTGCCTCCTGTGGCATGTCTTTATGCTGCGCTCGTGGCAATTCCGCAACAAGCTCGTCATAGGTCGATGCAATGCGATTCGTGCTGAGACGGACATTCGGGACGTTCCAGAGTTCAGCTTCAGTTATTTTGGACGCTCCATACGCATCCATGACGGCCTTATAGGTGACTTTCGAGGCTTCTTCCTCGGACATGCCAAGCCCTAACCGCTGTATCTCATCCTGCGCTTTGTCTATTGCTCCCTGAATCTTCCATTCCAACCCGCCCGTATCTGCTAAGTCCTTCGCAGCGCGACCAAGTGCCTGTTCCGATGCTTGCAACTGCGCTCGATAGGCAGCTATTGTCTCAGACGACCGAGAGGCAATCGTTCGTTCAAGGGCCAAGATGTTTTGCTCGCCTGTCTGCTGGGCAGATGTCAGACCGCCGATGGCCTGTTCGTCTACTAAGGCCGCAGCGGCAGAGGGGTCCGCTGAACGCGCCTGGAGTTGCGCCGATGCCCTCGTTCGTCCACTCGACTCGGAGAATGGAGCGACCCACGCCTTCACACGAGATATTCCACCACGAGTAGACTTAATGGCCCCTCGAATGATCATCCTACGGAGTTCCGAGAGTGCGAGCACAGAACCAGCGCCAACACCGCCTGTCAGTCCTCCGCCAAGTTCTCCCAGTGCCTGATACTCTTCCCCTGCGAGTTCTCTGCCAGCGCCAGCGCCAGCACCAGCCGCGAGTTCTGTGCCGACCGCCGTCTTCCAACGATTCATAAATGGAGTGGCGATTGCCCGAGCGACGGCTGGGACAACCCTACCGCCCGCTAGCAAGGCCACGCGACCGGCTCCTCCTACGACCCCTGGAACGGTACCAAGCGCCATGCCCGTAGACTGTGCAATGTTCTCAGTAAATCCCTCGGGATCTCTTTCTGGGATTGGCGTGACATGTCTCACTATTTTATCGAGAGACTCTGCTCCTACGCCGAGTGTGGCTCCGCGATTGATGCCGCGATTGAAGAATGCTACCGGCCCTTCTGGTGCAAAGAAACCACCAGACTTCTCGGCCTGTGTCTTCTGTTGAGGGGTGATAGGGATATTAATAGATTCCGGCCTCCGCGTGGCAACTTTAACGTCGTCCTCAAGTTGCTTTCGCTGGCTGGCAGTGAGCGGAGTTCTGACGTAGGTTTGTCCCATTACGGATCAACCCTTGCTGGACGTCCAAGCGAGTTAATGGTCCACCTCTCCCCCTTGTGTGGTCCCCCCTGAAACAAGGTGACCTGGCCGAATTTTAGATCTTTCAGGTCCGGTGGCGGCACGTCTGATACGGGACTTGCCTCGGCAGTTGCGCTGTCATTCGGCACTCCCAGTAAATCCAATACTTGGAGTATTGAACGTACGTCATCTACGTTCCTCTTAGATTGGAGTTCCATCCGCAAGACTGTATCTATCTCCTTGAACTTCAGACGGACAAAGTCTGGGCTTCTGAGCCTTCCAGTAGACATGTCGAGACTTTTCCTAATAGCCTTCCTCTCTGCGTCAGGAAGTCTCGTATTCTTCTGTAGCGCCCGCGTAATGGCATGTTCTGCGAGATCTATCGCAGCAATGTTACCCATTGTCTTTTCGGCACCACCGAACACAGGACCGACAAGCCTCGGGAATGCAGTGAGAAGACCAGTCGTCCACATATCAGCTCGTGCATGCAATGAATCTGCTTGCGAAATGGTATCCAATCCAAGCAATGACATAGACGCGTGTAGGTCAAGATCGCCATTCGCATCGTAGCTAAGTACAACTGGCCGGGATTCCTCCTCGGCCGCATCCAACTCTCTACCTTTTAAGTCCGCAGTCACCAGATTGTGTCGTGCTGTCTCGACGCTAGCGGCCGTTTCGCTCAGCCTGAGTTGCAGCGCATGGAGTCTCTCAAGTTCTGGCTCGTCTCCACGCGCAGATGCTGCGATAATCTTCTCTTCCAGCGTTAGTGGTTTTCCAGGCCCAAAGGCCACGGGGTTATTCTCCCCGTCGTAACGTCTGTCATTCAGCCCAAGGGTATATCCAGGCTTCTTAGCTACGCCAGCGAACCGATTGAGCACCCCTCGTATCTCGCTAGGGTCGCCAGTAGCGACGGCTTGCTCGAATATGGTTAGCATCGATGGAGGCAGACTCCCCTTAAAGAATCCAAGGGCTTCAGGAACCGCTCCGACAAGCCCCTCGTCTGACATGCCCAAGAGGACGACGGCTGTCTCCTTCGCAGAGGCAATGGTTGCCTCGTGGTTGCTTTTCTTCGTAGCGTTGGCGCTTTCCATGGCCGCGACATAGGGCAATATTGCCTCTAGGGAGCCATTGGCAGTCCCTTCCTCTAGGAGCTTGGCTGGATTCCAGAGGAGAAGACCGCTCGCTTCCATTGTCTGGTATGGGTGCTCGTCTATTACAGGACGTTGACTCGGTAGCATCCCTGGCGGGGTCGGCACGTCTTCCATCATCATGGAGCCGTCCGCTTCTGTCTGATAGGTCGGCATTGGGCCGATCTGAGTATCCCGGTTTGTACTTCCAGAGAAGGCGCGCCTGCCCAAGGCCGCAGCACGTTCTCCTTCATCAAACTCGGCTACACCGCGTGACCATAAGATGTCGGCCCTCGCACGATCTTCGTCAATACGCGCCTGCGCCTTCGCCTGCGCCTTTTCATCCTGCCAGCTCTGGATACCCTGGGAAACGGCGCTCCCGACGTTCTGGACCGCTCCACTCCATACCTGCCCACGCTGCCGTGCGGCTTGTGCCTCGATCTCTCCAACGCGGGTTAGGGCTTGGGCTTTGGCTTCGTCGCCCTGGCCCATGAGGTCAATGATCGACCCGACGTACGGGTTTTGGAAGGGTTCGTATTTGAATGGTGGCATGGGGTTATACCGGCGGCGCAGTCGCATACTGCTCGGTGAAGCGGTCGGCACCTGTCTGACGCCACTGGTTATAGCTCTGCACCCAGCTCTGGAACTGGTTCTGGTAGTCCTGCTGCGCCTGATTCGCGTTCATCATGTATGCGGCCTGATTCGCGGCGGCGTTCGTGGCATAGGCGTTCTGTGCGTTCGCCTCATTCGTGTCATACGCACGCTGTCGAGCGTTCTCGTTCACGCCGTAGGCATTCGCACGACTCATCTCATTCGCGCCATACCCCTGAAACGCATTGGCGGCATTGACATCGAACGCACGCGCTCGGTTGGCTTCGTTGGTGCCATAAGCATTCGCGGCATTCCCGTAGTTCATCGCATACGTATTGAAGCGATTCTGCTCGTTGGTGTTGTAGTTCTGAAGGCTCCGGTTATAGACATTCCCGTATTCCTGGCTGGCCGCATTCTGCCCGTAGTCTAGGATGTCCTTCATGTTGCCACCCGTATTCGTGACACCACGCGCTGCGCCCGACCGCTCCAGCGCCTTCTGGCCTTCGGTGAGGCGAAACTGATAGCCAGGGTCTTGCTGCATCCCCTCGGCAGTCGGAGAGGCAAACGGGGTCGCCTGGGCATACTCAGGACGCCCAAACGGGGTGGCCGACTGATAGGTCGGGGCCGTATAGGGGTTCGTTTGGTACGGACTGGGGGTCTGATATGGTGACGATGGC